GTGCTAAACGTATAACTTGACTACGATTTAGAGTTGTTTCAGCTACTTTAGCATCTAGCTTTTCAAGCAACTCCTTAGTGAGCTGGACACCAATAAAACTATTTTTAATGTTTCTTACTCTTGTTGCCATCTTATAAATCTCCAAACTCTGGCAAATCATCAGCCAGTTCTTCTGTTACGTTTTCTCCACCTAGCACATCTGTTTTTGATTCAACAGGGTAGTGCCACAAATCACCATACGAGCTTGTTTTATAGCCGTTACGAGGCTCTGATACGAGGTAGGCTTTCTTGCCTAGCATTTTGTCATTCATTAGCTTTATGGCTACGTCACGAGCTTTAGTTGGGTCTGATATGTCACCAAACAGCTTCTTGCCTAGCTCTCGTACAGCGTCCTTCTTTTCTTCGCCTACGTTGTGCACCATAATGCCCAGCACTTTTGTTACTGACATCTTAGCACCACCGTCTGTGTGGAAGTACAGGGTGCAAGTAGCAGTCTTATCATTATCTTCTTCATCAAACACTGTTACCTCAATTACTTCAGCTTCAGGGTTCTTCTGGGTTTTCTTTTGTTTAGCTTCTACTGTGCCAATTACCACTTCATGTGTACCAGCCGCAAAACCCTTACCACCTTGATATGGTTTACCTACATTTTCTAAAATTTCGTCAAACAGACCTGCCATTACTTACCTCCTTGGTAATATTTATTTATTGCTTTATTGACCAGTACCAAATCATTTGGCACTGTGTCGGTATCAAACATTTTATCATCTCCAAAACCTGCCGATTTCACGCCGCTGCCATCTGTCTTGGTTCTAAATACAAAACCGTCCATAGGGTCTACGATTGCCTCTAGCACGATATTTGTGAAGCCCTCTGGTGGTGTCGCACCTGTTGAGATAGCCTTGCCTGCTGTCCTAAGTGTTACTCTGTCTTGGTCTGGCTCTATGTGCCCCATAAGATATATATTTTGATTACCCGGTTTATTAGTAATGGTGGTCATCAAGTCGTAAAAATCATCTTTTAGTTTACGATACACTGTCCACTGGTCTGAATTATCTTTTTGGCTAGATATTTCATATTGCAATGCAAAGTTTATGTCATCAATCACTAGAATTGGTTTCTTACTACTTAACACTGCTTTTTTAATTTCTGCTAAACTTCTTGCCGTTACTGGCGTAAAGTTCGCCTTATATGGTAGCTCCTTGCCACTAGCTGTCAGGTAACCTACATCTTCTTTTTTCAGGTTTCGGGCTGAGCTACTCTTGCCCACGCCAGGGCTCCCAAGTATAAATATCAATCGTGACATTAGATTACCTCCTGCCACTTTTTGCCCTCAGCTCGTGCTGGATTTTTTCTCCAACCTAACCATAACATAAGTAATGACGGGAATAGTGACAATAAGCATAGCAAAAGTATAACCCACTTATTTTGTGGTCTCTCGCCACTGGCGTGCTTATAGACAACTATCATTATTAAAATTGTTAATAGTAAAAATATTATTGAATCCATCTTATTTCTCCTTTAATTTTTTAGTTATATATTGTGTTGAACTCTCTGTTACACCATCTGGCAATATACCAGTTAGAGTCATTTGAGATTTTACCTTAGCTGTATCAAGCGTTGGCTTAATAAATGTAGCCGACACTAAGTCTATATCATCAGCCTTATAGCTAACACGCTCTGCAAGCGTGATATAGCCTGTGTAATTATCGGTGTCCACCTCAATCTTAGTGATGTTATTATCAATCATCGCTTGCTTGATTAGCTCGGCAGCCTCTTTACTCTCTTTTTCCATAGCCTTGTACTGTGCCTCAAGTTTTGCAAACTTCTCAAGTACTGCTATAGCTTTTTTGGTGTTTGGGTTTTTCGCTAATTGATTGCTTTGATTTGTTGTCATCTTAATCCTCCAATAATTTATATAATTCTTCTTCTGTTGATATTTCCGGTTCTGGTGTTCTATACTTCTCTTCAAAATTGTTGTAAAAGTTCGTTGCACTCTCATTATGTTCTGGACAATACCAGCGATATTTTCGCAATATTTTAATTCTATACCAGCCGTCTAAATTAGTTCTTGGTTTCACAAAACCTTTTTTGCTACATCTTGTACACTTTACTGGTAAGCCTATTTTATCTATTGCAAAATCCATGCGATACTCTCCAACACTTTTCGTGAAAAATCTTTATACATAAATACTGCTCTGTATTCTCTTGGTTTATAGTTTACTTTTATTTTCATATTACCGACCAAATAAAGCTAATATTAAATCTGGTAATGGTGGAAATGCCCACACTGCGGTTAATATAATCGCATAGGTGCTAACTATCGCAAACTTATGTCGTTTAACTAAGTGCCATATAATCCCTCCTGTGCTTATTTTGTTTAGCAAGTCATTACTTGCTTTTGTCTTTAGTTCTTTTGCACTACTACCAATTTTAAATGGTGTAGTCTTGAACTCCATTGATTTTGTTGTCATATTGCGTTCCTTTCTTGCTTATTTGACTATTTAATTGTAGCAAACTTATTTAATATTGTCAAGTGTTTTTTTTATCCACAATTTTTCAGAGAAATCTTTTTTCTGTGCGATACACTCCCAAATATTTTTTTCAATTGTGCCAACAGAATAGAATCTGTAATATATACATTTCTTAGTTTGTCCGTTTCTGTGCGTTCTACCTTTTGATTGCTCATATTCAGCGTATGAGTATGTTGGGCTATAGTAAATCGTTATATTTGCATATTGCATTTCTACCCCTGTTGCTCCGCTCTTATAATGTGCTAGCGTTACAGAGTTATGCACACGCCCCCACGCTTCTTTTGGCGGTATTTCGTGCTTGTGCCCGTTCTGTTCAAACATCATTTTGTCTTTGTGCTTTTTTGCTAGCATTTCTTTAATAAGCTGTAGCTCCAGCTCATAATTATAGAATACCACTACATTGTCGCTCGTGCTTGATAGTATTTCATCTAGCCTATCAATTTTATTTTTGGCTAGTGATTGCCTCAATGCGTGCGCTAGTTTACTTGGGTTGTCCAGCAACACTCCTTGCTCATTTTTACGGTCCACAAGGTACTCAAAATATATTCTCGGTGCTTTTAGCTTAATATTGTAAAACGTCCGCTCTGGTAGCTCTGTAGCGTCCTCACGACTTAATGGCTTGGCAATGCTCCGCCATTGCTTCTCAAGCTCTGGAATACGCCAATAGCCTACAATCTCCGGGAATCCTTTATAAGTTTGAATATCGCAATACTTCTTCTTAAACTCGGTTATGCCTTTGGTAAATCCGAAAATCTTAGAATAATTAGCAAAGTCAATCCAGCCGTTAGGCATAGGCGTGCCGGATAGCCCAATAAAAAAGCTAGCATTCTTAGCTACATGATATAATGCTTTACTTCTATTGCTACTCGGTGCTTTGCAATATTGCACTTCGTCAGCTATAACTGCCCACTCCTTGCCGCCAAAATCAGGCGCAAACTCATGCCACTTCGGACGCTTGCCCTTTCTGAATGCGTCATTGCTAGGGTTGTATGCAAACTTGTCATAACTTAGCACTTGATACTCTGGTAGTGCTAGGTTATGCGCTGCAAACACCTCGGCAAGCTCCCTGATCCAGTCATTACTGCGAACCTTCGAAGCGGGCGCTAGAATCAGTAACGGCTGCGGATATGCCTTGCGGATATAGTGGACTATACTCATCGCAGACTTGCCTGTGCCTAAATCGCAAGAAAACATATAACGACTCGGCAATCCCTCCAGATATTTCTCTTGGTATGGGTATAGACTCTTGAACATTAAATTAAACCCATCTTACGCGCTTGTGCTTCTTGGAAAGCCAAACCACCTACCCAGTTGTCTATAAACATTTGCGTATCTGGTGACACTGCGTTATACAACTTTCGCTGATTTTCAATATCAAACATGTTTATAATTGTTCCATAGTTATCTCCTACGTTCCCAAACGAATTAATGTAATTTATTTTCTCATCAGCATAGCCATATGTGTTATCGTATGTTTGCCATATTTTTATAGCTTCCTGTTTCAATTCCTTGAATATACTGTCATTCATCTCATCATCTCCCCTGCTATTAAGCAGATTATTAAAATTATATTTGCTGTCCAGATGCCTATTGTTTCAATTTGTTTGTTTGTCATTGTAGTTGCTCCTTTAATTCATTCAATACACTGTTAGCTGTTAAGTTGTTCATGTCTAATTTATTGATAGCAAACTCGAGCACCTCTACCAATAACTCTGGTATATTATCGCCATATATAGTTTTATCTATGATGTTGTAGCCGTCTTGTAATATCTCAATGCTGTCATCTTTAAATATTATTGTTTTGTTCATCTTATTTACTCCCTTGCTTCAATTTCTTTTAATGCCCTTGTGATTGCATAAGCTTCTCCATGAGCTACTCTTTCATGTAACCACTTAACAATTCCTCCAACAGTTTTTATACTTTTAGGCGCTTTTGTTACTGTAAAGCTGTATGTTTCACCATTTGTAGCGTATGCTGTGAACCTGTTTTGTTGTCTTGTGCTTCTCCATGCATAAGCATAATTAATATTGTCATTCATCTTGCTTAATCCTTTCACCCGTTATAATGCCACGGGTTGGGGCTAGTTAGTTAGTACTGATATACCTCTTCAATAGCCAACACTTCATTAGTTTTGCGCAACACTTCATTAGCATACTCTTGCGCATCTTTAAGTGTTCTAAAGTGAAAATAGTTGCCTAAGTGTTTGTTAGTTGCTACATTTTCAACCCGATATTTACCGCCGTATTCTAATACGTTAGTTACTACAATTTGTACCATTACTCTTTTTTACTCCTTTATAGGTTATTTAGTATGGTATCATCGCGCCTGGTTAAATGTGAGTTGATGCCAGTTTGTCTCGTTGGTCGGCAGCGTTGGTTCAATCGTAACTTTTTAACCAAGTGCGATGACACCATTATTTAGTACTCTTACTTATTTAGGTAACGGTGTATATTGTGTTTGAGTGGTTGACCGTTTCGGTTGCGTCCCTTGCTAACCTAACACCATTATACACGAGTGTTAAATATTGTCAATAGTTTTTTTATAAAATATATTGTTATAGAGGTACAACGCCTTTACCGTGACATTTATCGCAAGCTGTATACTCTGTCATTACC